GCCTGAGCAGTTTTCATGGCCTGATGAGGAACCGAAACCCAAATAAGGGTCGCCATGTGGTATAATGTATTTATCTGGAGGATGCTGCTTGTCATCCTGGTTTTGTTCGTTAGTTTTGCGTCCCTCTTATTTATGTGGGGAGGCTTTGGAATATTGCTGGCTTTGCCAGCCTTCTTTGTTGGGTTTTGTGGCCCACTTGGTTGTGCCCTGATCATGATCCTGGGCCCCTTGTCTGGCTATGTCTTTGTCTCCATTTTTCGCGACAGTCTTGCCCGCGAAGTGGCGATCATTGACTCAGTGGGTGAGGAAGCTGCTTTGTGGGTCTCTTCTGATGTTAGTACACTTTCATCCCATCCGCTTAAGCTTGTGATGAGGGAAATCATCTGGATGGGCCATGATGAGTCAGGTATCTGGCTCCAAGCATGGGCCCACACCCTGAAACTTCCTGTGGAACTTCAAGATATGGTGGGACGAGGTGCTGCACAATTTGGCTCCATTTTGTGGTCAAGACTTGTGCTTTGGCTACATGCTGGCATGACGGAGTGGCCATCTGCTGTCTTCTCTTGCTTTGCCATTTGGCGTATTGCTAAACAGGCAAAAGTACTAGGGGTTTGGTGGTATACGAAGTTTTGGTGGCGTTTAGTGACAGTCCTCATTTTCCTTTACCACCTCCCCCCGGACGTGATGGTTCCTTTGTTGTTTAGGGGCTGTTACTGGCTTTTGCGGGAGGTTGTTGCCATAACTCGCCAGCGAAAGGAAGCTTGGGAATGGCTTCAAACTTTTTATGTTGCCATTCTTGTCAAATTTATTGCTTGGGCCGAGTCTGTCAATAGTGAATTCGAGAAACACCACTCTCTGGCTATCGCTAGAGGCTCTTCTCGGCTCACCCAACATTTTAAGTCAATGGTGATGACAGCTTCGATCGTTGTGTCTGACTTGGCACTGCCTTCCTATGTGAGGACAAAAGGGCCTCTTAGACCTGACCGCGAGACCCTGGAGGCTTCCTTGACACTCATGAAGGACCTTGGTTGGCCTATAAATGTGAATGTCACGGATCCTGCCCCGCTGGCTTCCCAGTCATTTAAAGAATGGGTACTTTGCGGGTCAGACTTTAAACAGGGGATCCACAACCTCAAGATGCAAATCGATGAAGATCTTGAATCCCTGCGTATTGCTGGCATCCGGTACAGGAGATCTGAGGAGTATGCTTCTGTTGAGAATGAATTGGAAGCTACTTCACGGTATTTCCGCTCTCCGAAGTATGATTATCCTGACCTCGACCTGGATGATGTCTGGTTTGTTTTAGGGGACATTTTCAGGCATTCTCGGCTTACATCTTTTAACTACATCATTCGGATGTGGGAGAAAAAATATGCGCTGGGTGCTTTTATGAGGGATCCCCTCAGGCTACGTAGTAAGTATAAGCGTTCCAAGTTTATCCACGACTTGGGTGGTTATGGCCCCTTCAAAGCACTGTGGGCCCGTACTTTTTGGGCTGCAACTCAGATTTTGCCAGTCTCAGCTGTGTCTGTGAAGGGCGAGGCCTTGCCTGAAAAGAAATGGGCCAACAACATGGTTCGTTCCATCATTGGTTCGCCCATTACTCAGTACATCTTGTCAACTATTTGGAATTATGGTCCAAATCACAGATTTTCATGGGTTTCGACACCCATCAAAATTGGCATGCCACTCAATGGCTACTGGATGTCCACCATTTGGCAACGTCACTCGCGCTGCCAGATCCACGTGGAGGGTGATTTCACTGCGTTTGACAGCACAATCAGCGGAAAAGTGGTTGATGTCATCAAGGCCATCAGAAAACATGGTTTTGAGCACCACAAGGATAGGGATCGGATTGCCGATCTGATTGACATCAATTACGAGCAGGTTGTCCACCAATTGTTGAACACTACCTCCACTGGAAACGTGTACAAAAAGGGAACTGGCCTGACAACTGGCCATTCTTCCACTAGCATGGACAATTCTGTGGGTCTAGTGGTGCTTTATTTGATGGCATGGAAAGACTTGACTGGCCTGTCATCTCGAGAATTCATGTATTATAATGAGCTCTCGTGTTTTGGCGATGACCATGTGTTGTCAATCCTAGCTGCAAAACCCGCAGTGTGGACACCGAAGAATATCCGGTCCACAATGGCAAAGTGGGGTCTCACTAACAATTTGGAAGTGAAACAGTCACTTAATGAGGTTTCTTTCCTTTCGAAATGGGGAAGGCGTGCAACACCTGCAGAAAGGGCAGAACTTAAGAAGTTTGGGCTTGATGTCCCTTTTGTGGTGTGGCACGATAAGAAGAAATTAGTCGGGAAGTTGACTGCACCAGTCAAAAACGTTTCAGCCACATACAAGGCCAAACGTTTATTAAGCTACCTGACACTGACTGCACACCACCCAGATCTATATGATGGCATATGCAAAGTTTTGGTCAAGTCACCCGCCATCATGACTCATATTAGGCACAACAAATGGCGCATTCCGTCTTACCAGACCGTGATGCGCAACTGGTACAACCCGTCTCCTCCGCCCAATCAAAGTGATAAGTTAGTGTTGGAGGATCAAGCAGAATTTGAAAATGTCGGGCAATTAATTGAGTATGGGGAGGTAAGTGCTTTGGATGCGTTTGTCGGAGCCTTGTCTATGGCGCCTGACTTGCTATCCCCTTTGTTGTTCAACTATGGGTATATGCGGGCTTTGCAGACTTTCTTGAGGTCTAGGCTTGCCTGGGTACCGGATTTGCTCTGCCTCAACAATCCCATTTTGAGTGCAGGCATGCTGGAAAATGTGTGTTCGAGAACTCCTTACCGGTTTCTGGAGACTTCTCTTTTTGTCCCCGGGCTTAGTGGTGTCAATGAGAGTACCCTGCTTTTGCGACATTGGTTTTTTTGTTGGTATTGCTCAAGGAGGCCGAAACAGAGACTTGGTGCATGGACAAACATGATTGTTGCCAAATTTTCAAACTTGCAGTTCTTGTTGAATGGCAGAGTCATGCTCGAATCACGACAAAATGAACTCGGGCTTGACTTGTTGATTGTTTGCGCCTTATTAAGTTTGGTGAGCATCCCGGATTGGATGTCACCTTTGGGCAAGGTGACGTTGCCGGACCTCCAACTCATCTTGGATTCCGTCATACATTTCTTCACAGTGCTCATTTGGCAAAGTGTCCCCCCTAATTTCAGGGAGACAACACCCACATTACGCACCTTTGATAGGTCAGGTGGACCCATTGGCGTTCAAGCACCCACAGGAACTGGGAAGTCAACTGGCTTCATCCAACACCTTGCAATGGTTGCGGGGCATAGGTTTCGTAAAATTGTTGTTGTTGAACCTCGGAGCATTTTGGTTCACGGGCTTGTTCAGTTCATGTCTGATAATTATGGGCTGGACGTGTCTGGTGCCACTTCTGGTCTTAAATTAGACACCTCCAAGAGGGTTTTGTATGTCACCCCACAAGCACTTATGGGCCACCTTGAGCTCTTGAACCCTGAAAACTTGATTGTCCTTGATGAGGCCCACTTAGGTGAAGCCTTTTATGATGCCCTACGGATCATCATCCGTAAGGCCAAACTTCCATCATTGTGGGTTTCTGCAACACTTCCAGAGCATTTAAGGGCCCAGTGTCAGCTAGTGCTGGACATACCTATTGCAAATCTTTGGACAGTCACTGAGCAAATTGTTAGGTACAATGATGTTGATGGTGTTTCATCCGTGTTAGCACATTACCAAGATTATTGTCTTAATGTTGCCAACACGTTAACGCCATCACAGAAGGGCCTATTTTTCGTCCCAACAGTCAAAATGGCTGAGTTCCTTGCTGAAAACTGCAAGCACAGTAGTTTTGCCCTGCACTCCCATTCAAAATTAAATGCCCGTTGGGAGTCACGGGCAATTTTTGCCACGCCTGTTGCAGATGTCGGCCTCACCATCCCTGACGTCACCCTTGTTGTGACACCAAATTTCACAACTTTGAGTGGCAACAAGTTGGTAGGTTTGGACCGGCACACTCGTGCCCAGCGCAAAGGTAGGACTGGCAGGACTTCAAATGGGACATTTCGTTTAGTTACATATAATGGCCCTTTTGAGGACTTGGGTGTCAAGTCAGCATCATCTCCTGACAGCATACGTGAATTGTTGCTTTCAGGAATGCCAGTTGCCCTAGCCAGTGTACTCGGCCAAGAAAACGTCATCCGTGCCTTTGGCGTTGAGCCCCCTGCTGAAAACAGGGAAATTGAGGATATTCTCAACGACCTAGAGGTTTTCCTTGCCAACATGCGTCCAATCCTCTTGGGTGCGCAGGCTGCGCGGGAGACAGGTGACCCTTCCTTTGGCCCGCCACAGATATTGCACCCTACTGGGACTGGTATTAGTGGCTCATATCCCCAGCCTGAGTCTGGAATTGATGAAAAGATTCTTGAGATGGCAGCGAATCTTTTATCTGCCAAGGCAGTTCATGGTTCTGAAATTAATGACAATTTGCTCAGACAATTGGACACCATGGCTGGTCCCGTCATCAGAGTTGGCAATCTTGTCAGGGCATTGTTAGCCGGTGAAAAGACCGACACACTGAACCCCAAGAATGCCATTCCGACAGGTAGTTTAGAAGACGTGTATGCACTTAAAGGCATATATGACATTCTAGTGCACCTTGACGAATAATATGTTTTCCCCTGACGAGATATCGAAACTGGCCACCAGTCGGGAATAAGTTATGTCAACCCATTCAGAAACTGAATCTACGGCAACGGAAACGATTGCCCGGCAAATTGAACACATAAAGTCTAAGCCAGTATCCCTTGGTGGTGCTGGCGGTTATTTCGTCACTAAGTCTAAGTTGGACCACATTGAGCAAAAATTGCTTTCTGCACTTGAACAGTCCGCCACGACATCAGACAGTCCTTCACGCCTTATTGAACTACAGGAAGAGCTCAATGAAATTCGTGACTCCTCAAGGAAAGCCCAAGCCGATCTCGAACGCACTCAGGCAACCTTGAAAGAACGTACAGCCATGATTGCCAAAGTCACCAGGGAACGTGATACGCAACAGGCCTTAGCCAAAAGCCGGCTTGAGGAAGTTGAACGAACCCATGCCCAATATTGTGAGGCACTGAGTGATGCTAAGAAAGAGCGTGAAGAAAGTCGAGCCCTCCTTGCCAAGGCATCTAAGGGTTTTGACCCAGACCGAGCTCAGGAACTTCAAAAGAGTGTTGAGTCCTCCACTGCAAGGATCAAAGACCTGCAGCGAGATTTGGAATTGATTAATGCTGACAAGAAAGCACTCAATGCAAGCTTCCAGGATGCCAATGCTCAATTGGCTGCCCTTTCTAGCGAGCGGACAGTGTTGCAGAATCGGATCAATGAACTCTTGACAACTAAGAACCTGGCTTCATCAGATGTTGTTCCAGAAATCACAGTCGCCCGGCCAGAATTGAATTCCAAAATTCTCCAGAAAATGATTGGAGAACGTGGCATCAATTGGCTTCATAAAGCAGAACAACAAATGGTAGACGACTATCGCAATCGCATTTACAATTTGCGGTTAGCTACAAAGTACGCAAATTCACCCAATGTCAAATCCATTTCTGACCTTCTCCAGATAGTATTAAACTGGTGTAAGAACAAGACATGGAAAGCCCGGCAAATTATTGCCGGTTGGGTTGACATGATAGAAGCCCATATAAGGGCTGGTGCAGTCCGTTCAGTCAAATTCTATCACAATGAATTACGCAAAATCTCGGATGAATTTGACGAGCAGAGAGCCCACCATAACGTTGAACCTGGACAAAAGTTGCGCTGGTGGGAAGATGCTTACTTTTATGCCAAGGTGTTCTACGGGAGGGCCAAACGTTCAACCAAAAGAACAACATCCTGGTTTTCCCGCACCCTTAAAAAGGTTGGCGGGTTTTTCTCCAGGTTGTTCGGGTTTAGAGAAAGCGTCAGGCTAGAACCCGAAGATTTTGACGCAGAAGAACTTCTTAAGAAAGAAGGTCCTAGCGTTTGGGAGAAGGGTAAAATGAGGGCTGGGACAGCTCCCCCTCCTCCCCCTCCGCCTGCCCCAAACAGGAAAGTCAATGCC